TGTAGGTCTTGCAGCCATAGATGAGAAGGGAGATCCAGTAGATACCGTAGGCTGCTGCTGTTGTTGGGCCTGTCCCGTTGCCGTTTCTTGAGGAAATATTTCCTGCATAGGCTCTGCCCCCGGCTCCATAGGCTGCCCCATAGGGGCACCACCCTGCTGAAGCATACTCTCGTCGATCTCACCTCTTTCATAGGCTTCCTGAATAGCTTGCAGAACATCGGCCCTTAGTTCAGGATCTCTCATAATCTCCTGCCTCATCGCCTCTTCCTCAAGGCTTCCTCCCCCACCTTGGAATATTGGCCCGTAGGGTCCGAAATTTACTGACCCTGGGTCTGCGTCAACTCCAGGTCCCGCTCCTGTAGGAGTTGGGCCCGGCATAGGTGGTATAGGTGGACCGCCTCCTGCTGGTCCGGGTCCGGGTGCTCCTCCTCCTCCAGGTCCTGGCCCTGGCCCTGGCCCTGGTCCTCCTTGCCCTGGTCCGGGTCCTTGTCCTGGTCCTCTTCGTCCTGGTTCTGGTCCTGGTCCCGGCCATGGAGGCGGGGGCCATGGTTCCCACGGAGGCGGCTCCCAAGGATCCTCTTGCCAAGGAAGCCCACCCTCCTCAGCGGATCTTCTACTCATCCCAGGATCTACCACATTTCTACCACTAGATGAAGGATCAGAACCCTCTTCCAGAGCTTGCTGTCTCTCCCACCTCTCGTCTACGTTTAGACGATGGGGAGTTAGCTTCCTGTTCTTTCTCTTCTTCTTTTTAGCCATTAGTCTAGGATCGTTTTCTTAGACGAGCGTCCTGAATTCCCGTCATCTGGAAGATCCTTACCAAATGTAGCACAGTCCCCACCAATTCTTTTAGGGGATGGCATGCTACTAGACGGAGGATTCTTGGCAGACCCTAGTCCTGTAGGACCAGTTGTTCCGCTCTTTATATTCCCCGCGTCTCCAGGTAACCCAGATGGGGTAGGTCCTCCCTTATAAATGGGACTGTTAAGACTGCCCTTTTTTCCGATTGGCATACACCATTCTCCTTCCGAAAGTCTGATCCGATAAAATTATTCTGGGGTCGGCCCACCACCTGGACCCCCCGCTCCCTGAGCCATTTGCTGCATACGTGCAATAACCTCCTCAAATCTGGGCCAGCCAGAATGCTTGAGGAGCTCAATCTGGTCAATAGCACCAACTTGAAATAATTGTAGTGCCTGCTGAAATCTAGACTGCCTACTAACAGGTAGTGTCGAACCTGCTCCAATCCTTACATCGAATTCAGCATCTTTTGGTATTAGGTTTTCTAGTGCCATCTCTCCATCAGGGCCTAGTGACTCAGGGTTATTTACGTCTATAAAGTCAAGGGCCGCGTCAAGCAGCCCTTCTCCGTCACGTCCAGTTATTCTTATAACTCTTTTAGTAGTATAAAACTGTTGAACCATTGACACCACTAGTCGTCCCATCTGCCGTAGTGCAGCTTCTAGGAAGCGCACCTTTAGTCGCATCCGTGTATTTGCCGCCTCAGTCAATGCCTCAATAGCAGCAGCGGCTTCTACGCCAGACGGCTTCCTACCCTGAAGAACGTCTACATTCCCTAGAATAGTATCAAAGTCAGCCTTATCTCTATCGTTCATAGCAAATAACTCACCCGGTACCCTTGGTGGATGGAGCCAGCCAACAGACTGCCCACCACCAATGGCAGGGATAACGAGTCCTGGCCTACTGACCAGATTCTCGTAGTCCACACCGGATGTTGGATCTACTACTAGCATGGGCATGGCTGTGAACTTCAGGATGTCAATCATCATGCCCCTGCGTTTGTTGATCTCAAGTTGCAACTTCTCGACCTGCTGAACTTCTCCAGAAGACCAATATTCCCACCCAAGCGCATAGTCTACGAAGTGGACGATAGGGAACTTACCGTGGTCAAACGGTGACTCCCCGTCCTCAAGAAGGGTGTCATTCGCTACCACGGTCTTCATAATTTTCCCGGTCTCTAGGTCCTTCGACCACATCTCAACCAGGGTGACCATATCCCTCTGATCCACCGTACCGGGCTGGTCTTGGAAGAAGTCCCATGACTCCTTACCTTGGGTATCGCTGTACTGTGCGTCTGATATCTGTCTCCTACCCTGGGATGAGACCGATCTATTGATTGTGTATGAAGGGTCAAACGTACCACCTCGTATCTGATCTGCTTTCTGCGCCCATTCTGGGTTTGCCTCGATCAGCTTCTTAGGTACGTTCTGTACGTGGGCTATCCACGTAATGGATTCGTCGTCTACCCCGTGAGGATCTACGATAATATTCTCTGGATCGATACACGTCATTCGTATATCACCCATCCCCTTACGAGCACCTGGATCCCAGTCAACCTTAACAAACCCATTACCGAATATGAGAGTGTTCTTAACGACCTTGGGCAGCTTAATGTCCATGTCGTTAAACTCCCATGCCGACTTCACTATTTCGGATAAAACCCTAGCGATGTCTACATCGTCACTCTCAAATGGTACTACTTGGATTTGAGGTCTGTTATCAGTTAAGATTGGTAGGATTGTTTCGATGGTTGAGAATGTTAGATTAATTACTGGCTCTGACATCCACTCTGGCCTAGCCTTATCCCAATGCTTACCAGAGTATAAGTTATACCACTTATTCCATTCCTTGGAAAAAGTTTTCTTTCTCTTTAGCCCTGCCCTTAAATCTTCCCAAACCTGCTCTACTATATCTGCCTGGGGTGAACCAAAGGTTGCCTCGGGCATACCCCTGTTTCCTACTAACGATGGTGGTGTACGGTCTACCATTAGTCACTCCCCAAAGGTTCTATATTCATTCCGTACTCTTCATTCTTCTTTGCAATATGCTTATCCATATCGCCCACACTAGACCAATTATCCACCGACTTACCGAACGCCCGTCTATAGGGCTCAAAGGAAGCAGAAGACTTAGTGCCGTTGTTAATATTCGGAGCAGTAATTTGTCTCTCCATATTAGTGCCACACTTAGTACAGGGCCGATCATCATCGATCTCAGACATCTTAGAGAACACCTCCGCTAGAGTTCGACACTTAAAACAGCTATATACGTATATTGGCATCTAATCAACATACCATTCTGGGAATATACTTCCAGTTTGTCTAGTCCTTTTTTTGTCTTCTCGCTTAAAATGTTCATTTAATTGTTCATTTAGCTTCTGTTTGCCTGTAACCACTACAATTTCTCCTGAATCTGCGGGATATCTTGTCTTAAAATCACCGGATACTCTAGTTTCAGAGCATAGCCCGTACCTTAGTGCGTCCATAGCGTGGTTAGAATCATCGATAGGATCCTCTCCTGAGTTCTTCCCAACAACCTCCCTATACCTATACTGCATAAACTCTGCGTTGGTATTAATACAGTTCTTCCATATCTCAAACATCGGGTCACCATTAGGCGACTTAAGGTTTAGCCACTTAGTAATCTCTTGGATACCTGTATTTACCCATCTCCTAGAATTTTTATCGTGTGTCTTTATCGCAGGATATATATCAATCCCGGCTGCCCTCATGTCGGCACGGTGCTGTGCTGCTGAGGGATCACCCCAATACTTAGCTACCCTTTTCGCCAGAGGATGCTCCTTAAGTACTCTGATATGGTAGTCCAGCGTTTTGTGGTTCTGATAATGTTCATCAACCAAATGCCATACCCCATCCCACTTAGCCAGCCACAAACAAACAAAAGGATCGTTATAGCCAAAATCTACCCCGCATATTATATGAGCGTTAGCTGGTATCTCTTTCCGCTTAACACAGTGATAATGTGGATTGTAATCCTTGTACACTAGTCCTTCATACGACATGAACTCCGCATCAAGCTCCTGCTTCGCAAACTCCCCCGAATACCGTGTTCGTAGGTTCTGGATTTCTTGCTGATCCAGGTGAGGATTTTGAGACGTGGGGGCTTGTATTGTGACATACTTGTCATCTTTTTCGGACCTGAGATATACATCATCGTACAACCAATTCCTCCCTCTAGGAGTAGTCGTTATAAAAATAATTCCCTTGGAATCTAGGACACGACCCATAAGGATATCCCAGCATTCCTTAGAGATCATGGCACCCTCATCGATCCATATCCAACCAAGTGATGGTCCTCGAAGTCTATCAGGTTCCTCGGCTGACTTCACCTCAACTCTGTAGTAGTTATTGGGCATAGACTTAGGTGGTACCATCAAGAAGGCACGCTCTCCCTTGAGATGTTTGGCTACCAAGTCCCCAGCATATGCTCTAAACATACGCTCGGGGACCTGTGACATCGGGTAGGTAGGAGAGATTATCCACCCGAGGTTTGGTAGCCTATTATATTTGTAGATCTGCTTGAGTGCCTCCCTAGCACCAGCATAAGTTTTTCCTGCACGAATACCACCGAGGAATAGGGTAACTCTGGAGCCTCCACGGATAGCCTCTGAGAACCTCCACTGCGCCTCACTAGGTTGGTATGCCATAGAGACGTTCATCTTCCTGAACTGTGGCTGCTCAGTCTCCTCCGCTAGGGTCCGAGACTCGGCTACCCTCTTCTCTGCACGTACTTTAGCCCACCTAGCCTTGGCCTTCTCTGACTGAGCTTTCTTGTAGGCAGCCTGCTCCTCAGGAGTCCTGACCTTCTTTGTATATTTACGCTTCGCCATTCTTCTTCGGTGGTGCCTGTTCTGTAAAAGTTACGTCAGCAATCTGGGACTTCTGCTTATCATATGGTCGGAAGAACCCGTGAAGTAACTGCCCAAGTCTAATCAGCGCGTCCATCTTCATATCTTCCTTGGTAGCGTTCTCAGCCCAGTTATATAATTTAGATATAAACCAGTCCTCGTCAAGATATTTCTTTAGCCCCCGCGCACGCTTACCTGTCTTTACGTAATCCTTGGCTTTCTTCAGTGCCTCGTTCTTGTCGATCTCTTCCTCTGATTCTAGATATCTCCTAGACGTGTACTCCTTATTTGGCTCATCACTCACTTCGCTTCTCTCCCTTAACAAAGTCTTCCTTTGACATAAACAAACCTTTCCCATATGCGTCCATGAAATTCTTGAGATACTCGTCCTCACCTGTACGCTCCTTTATAGCCTGTGCTCTCTCCGTAGCTACCGGGGGTACGAACCACTTAGGGCTATTGGTTACCTTAGCCATCTTGAACCCGAAGAAAATTCCAAGGGCCCCAGATCCAGTAATAACCACACCAAGTAGTAGGGCAAGAAGAATAACCTCAATCATCATCTCCCTCCTCTAACGAGCTAACCTCTAGAGCCTCTAAAGCAGCAAGAGCCTTCTCCTTCGAGAGTTGATATCTCTTATGGGCTGTCCTTACGAGACTCTTCCCTGACTCCTGCGTAATTGGATAAATCGAAGACTCCCCTAGCTCCCTGATATACTCCTTTAGGCAAGACATACACTTGAGATAGGTATCAGATGTCGTAACTACATCCTCACCAACCTTAGTCAGGACTTGTCCCGTAGTAAATGTAACACTACCGCAACTACACATAGATTCCTTGTTAAACCGATTCACAAAAGCTCCTTACTTTATCTTGTTCTTAGACATGAAATCCGAGGCAAAAGAGATGGGGACTGCGTGAAATGTGAACTGAGACCAGTCTCCCCACCGAACCAACCCACGTACCAAAACTCCAATAAATCTCCCCGAGGAGTCATATACTCCACTCCCAGAAGAACCCGGCAAAGCATTTGCGGATATCCAGAAGTACCCTCCATCCCTTGTTATACAGGATAGATATCCCGATGTCAAGATAGGACCTTCTCCCCAGGGGTACCCAGCAACAAATATCTTGTCTGCTAGCGTTAGCTCCTTAGTCCACCCCTTCCACTTACGATTACCCTTGCCAGTTGTGCCATCTCTTTGTAGAATAGCTATATCATTTACAATATCTTTATATATAATCTTCCAATCAAATGACATTATATTTATATTATCTATAATATCTATATTATTAGATATATCTTTAGACTCTACTACATGATAAGCAGTAATAACTATATTATTATATATAAAAGAGCCACTTCCTGTAGAATTACCACATAGAACCTTACACGAATTATCTAGGGCTAGCTTCGCTGCCTTGTATTCTCCACAGGTGTTACTAGATATGTATATATTCTCCTGTGTCTTACAGGATCCACAACTCGTTACTAGTAAAATTAGGGCTAATCCCAGTACTTTTGCACTACTAACCCGCTTGAGGAGATTCACAAGGCCCATAGGTACTACTCCCAACTGATAAAATATGGGTTTATGTCCATATAAACCAGAATCTACTATAATTCCTGCATTGTCAAACCATATTTGCATCTATTTTGTAGAACGCTGTTTTTTGTGCTTATTTATAGGGGTCCCAAAAGTGAAATTTTTGTTTTTATGGCTACATGATGATTACGGGCGCGCTGGCCGGGGGCTAGGGGGGGACATTTTATAAAGCATAAAGCACACTTAGAAGTAAATTTTATTGTTTGGCATGCTATTTGCTGTGAATACGCGGAGGGGGATTCCATAGGGGGGATTGAAAGTCTGACTTATTTATCGCGCGCGCACACACACATGCGCGAGCAAACCATTTGCCAAACTTTTGAGATCTCTTGTCGACAAAATTCTACACGTCCCAAGTCGTTGGTCCCCAGCATTTTCCAACTATTTGCCCGAAAAAATTACTTTTCGACAATTTGGAAGGTCGACGCTGGGTATATTCCCGTGCCGGAAGAATTTCTTTCGGCGTGACTAACCGCCTCGAATGAGGCAAGGAGACTTCAGATGGCCGTATTCAACAAGGAAACGGGAAGGTTCGACGATGTAACACGTGAGAATGTCAAGGTAACGGAGGAAGAGATTCTATTCATTCTAGACGGTACCTGTGAACCTGCTCAGTCTGCTAGGGGTCAATTTTATGTGGTCTTTGGTGTTACGGTACCAGCTCAGGAAGCGTACACCATACCCGCTAGACTCGTAGAGACTGGAACAGCGTACGACTCGAATGGTGCCCAGATACCTACCTTCAAGCAAGAGAAAGAGCAGCACGTTCCAGCAAGGGAAGAGTTTACAGGCTACATAGGTGGGAATGCCGCTCTTAAGAAGTTAGTCGAGGAGATGGGATTGCACGCCTTAAAGGGTGAACTGCTCAAGGCACGGAAAACAGGCCCAAAACAGATGGACCGAGTCGCTGTCGAACTAGCCTAGAACGCTCACATTTCGCCCGTGCGGGGATTTTATCCCCGTGCGGGTATCTTTCTACCTTCGGAGGGAAAAAAGTGGCTGAGAATCGAAATCGCAACCGACATAAAGGGGTCTGGGTAGAACTTAAACGCTGGTATGATCTTGGAAATGATACCAATGACAAATACTACCCTATACCCGATAATATTCCTCAGGATACGTATATTGCTGAGTTAATACGCGCTATTACTTACGATTTGGTTAATACGCCGTGTATTAAGGCTGAACTTACTACCTGGGATAATAGCGTCACTGATAGCGAGTCACTGGTAAAGTCTTATAAGAAATATGTATGGTATGCAGATAAGGAGGCGTCTAATGGCTAAGGTATATTATCACGGACAATTAATGGAAGAGTGTGGATATTGTGATGAATGGGAGTTTAAGGAGTATATGCCAGAGCATATGCAAACTATACAGACATGGGATCATGATAGTGATGGATGGGTTGAAGTTAATACGCGGTATGAATACTTAAAGCCCTGTCCTACTGGAGTATTTGACTGTCCTTGTGGGTGTGATCACTGGTCACAGGACCGTAATGAGAATACTACCCCTAAACATGGAGACCGATCATGAAGGAGGTATATTATAGTGTCCTATTTAAGGATAAGGTAGGGTATATAAACAGAGTATCAGAGATACGAAGTAAGTATAACCTTGGTGATGAATGGGATGACGAGTCTATAGTAACACTTGGATTATTAGTGTTATTAGACCCAAGATTCAAGATAAGTCCAATGGCTGATAAATTAACTGACAATATGTCAGAGGAGGATTAATATGCGCGATAAATTAGGCGTGGTTAAGGCGTTACCTGTTTACCCTGACGTAGTAGCACGACTATTAAAGGAGGGATGTGCTGGAGCTAAAACTATAAATGAATTCGCCGATCAATTTATAAAGGCAGACCCTAATTTTAATAAGGAGGAATTTAGAAAGGCGTGTGATTGGATGTCCGTATGGAAAGACTGGACGAGTGAAGTTAATCGTAATACTATGGAACAACGTTTTGGGAAAGGACTGTAACATGATGGAAAGAACACTAAAAGAACGAACCGCTTATGGAACTGATGGAACTGTACTACCTGAGCGTAAGTATCATACTGCTGAAGACTTAGCTAACGCGGCAGGTATTAATAAGCCTGTTGGTTCTACTGAATTGTACTATAGACAAGACAAGGATGTACTTCTTCGCTACACTACGGCTCCTAAGTATAAGGGGATTACCTACGATGGCAAGTTAGTAGGTATTAGCAGTAAAAGAGGATATAAACACATCCAGATACCTGAAGCATTAGAGCCAGTCATGCCTCTCATTGAACCGGGACTACTTAAACCCTTGAGTGCTGGTATCTTAGGAGATGGTGCCAGAATATGGATGAGTTGTGATATTGACACTGGCCTAACGGAAAACGAAATGTCAGTAGGTCCAAATGATAGAGTAATGCCTAGACTTCTAAGTGTCTTCGATCAAACTGGTAAGGGAGCTGACTTTCATTTGCTGACTTTAATTAGAATAGCATGTGAGAACGCTCTTAATGCGGCAATCAGAAACAGAGATGAATACGTTCCCTCTGTTAGAATTTCACATAGAGGGAAGGATCCTGTAGGTGACGCTATGGGCACGGGTCAAGTATTCTGTAACGCTGTTGACCAGTATAAGGAGTTCATTGTAAAGGCTAGACATCTCTCCAATACTGAAGTTACCAGGAAAGAGGCGAGCGATTATATCTTCGCCCTATACCCTACTGATGATACCAAAAAGAAGGACATCAACGCTAATAAAAGAAGTCTCATCAGTACGTTAGCGGTAAGGGGTCGAGGTATTAATGGTAATAATCGTGGTACTTGGTGGGCACTGCTTAATGCAGTTACTGAGTTCATCGATCACCATCAAACCTATAAGCAGACCAAGACTAACACCCGTAACGATAACAGGTTCAAGTCTATCATGTTTCAAGGATCTGCTAAGAAGAAAGTAACAGCTTACGAAATGGCTCTGGAGAGAGCTGGGGTATAGGTAGGGATTGGGTAGGCATTGAGACGGGATTTGTCTCCTTTCACTGTCTCATGTAAGTCCTACCCATACTTATGAAGGAGTTTTTAACAAGAATAATACTATTATATATAATATTTATTATATATATTCAAAAAGTATATACATATCTATATATTTTATTAAAAAACATAAGAAAATATATAAATATATATATATATAGGAGGAAATAGGTATGTTTAAGAATCTTCTGGAGTATGCTGGGCACATATTATACCTAACTGCTGGGCTAGTATGTACCCTCGGAACCCTAATCGGCCTGATGTTACTCCTCGAATTAATATTCGGATAGTCGTCTCGCCTATAGGCTTCCACGCTGAGGGCGTTTGTTCGGTCGGAAGGTATGGATATACCTTCCCACCAAGAAAACGCTGTTAGGAGGAAAATCGTGAGGGTAACTGTTCGAGGTAAAAGGTGGAACCTAGTATTCACCCGCCTTAAGAAGAGCATGGGTACATGTGACGCCGTTACAGTGCCCAACAAGAAGATACGAGTGTCTAACAAACTTAAGGGAGTGAGGCTACTGGACACCATCATACATGAGCTGATGCACGCGGGCATGTGGGATTTAGACGAGGAGTGTATACATGAGGTGGCTTCTGATATAGCGAAGACCCTTTGGAAATTAGGTTACAGATTAGAGGACGGAGGTACTAATGAGTGACACTTTGATAGAGACCATCAATGACTTGAGGAGAGTATTATCACACGGCTCCCAAATGGACTTCTACCTATCGTTAAATGGAGGGGAGGAAAGAAGTAATAAGAGTATCGGATATTACCCGGATAGTCCTAAACCCTGGGATGTATGGCATAGTATATCAGGATCATGGGAAGAATATACTGACGAGGAGTTAGTTCACGCCTTACATGGATCTGATGGTAAGTTTAATGGCTTATGGTTGGAGGTTTATGATGTCTAGTGAAGATATGTATGCTGAAACGCTTAAATCTGCGTTTGATTTAGTTAAAGGAGAGAACAAAAACGTAGGTCTCTTATTCGATGGTAATAAATGGTCTGTAGGACCTACATGGGGCATAGGGGAGGAATGCCCTGACTCTAAGGTGATAGTATATATAGGACCCGGACATACAGAACGTACTGGTAAACAACACTTTGTATATAGAAGGAGATAGTTATGGCTGTTGACAGAGTATCAATTTATGACGCTTATAGATATGCGTGGAAAATCTTTGACACTAAAGATGGTAAGCCGCGTACTTTGTATCATGGATATAAGCCGACCGATAACAGGGGGACTCAGACTGGTGAGGGTAGCACTAAGAACGTGTTACTAGGAAAGTGGTTAGTAGCAGAACATAAGGTGGTGAGCGATGGTAGTGGTGGGAAGCTGTATAATTCTGGCTTCCATGTACTTACAGATCTAGTCGACTGTGTGAAATACCTAAAGAGGTTTAAGAAGTTAAATACTAAGGCGATTTGTAGGGTCAGGATTGACGGTATATTTAGAAAGCCTAATAGTGTAGAGGGGGTGTATCTAGTAGACAATCTAAGGTTGGACTCTTGGGATTGGGAGAAAAGGTTTACACCTAAGGAGGCTGAACATGCAGTGCTCAATTCCCAAGTGTGAGCAGGGGACTAGTATACAGTATTTAGGGTACGGACTATGTGAAAGGCATTGGGATACCCTATCAAGGGACGACTTACGTAGGTTACTTAAGATAACTTCTAAGATGATGGAGAATACAGAGAGTGAAGACACTAAAGACTAGTGAAGGCACCACCGTAGAAGTGCAGAGAATAGGTAAGGAGGTAGGTATAGTTGAGTCATATGATGCGGATGATAACAGATCGCTAGGTATATGGTTCGATAAAGATATGGTATACAAACTAATACAGGAGTTACTAAGCAGTGCGAATTTACAAATAAAGATGACTATTGTACCTAAGAAATGATTGGCACAGTATTTGCGGAGATAAGTATGAATCATAAGCATCAAAGTCACGGGGTAGCACCATCACTAATCCCAGAGGAGAGGTGTTTCCTGTGTGTTAATGGCCTTAGTGCTGACTTACCAAAGGGGCTATGGAATGTCGAGGCTACCATTGAATATGCCATTGAGGTGTCAGATTGGCAGTCATCTGACTTAAAGGCATTGATAAATAACTACACAACTGGAGATGATCTATTTAGACAGGGTGTAAACTCGGCACTATTGTGGGTGACTGGGTATACTCTGCCGAATTTACTAAGAGGAGGTCTCGATGAGACGACAGAAGATTAAAGAGGCTGGACTTGTTATGCTAGGGCTAGGGCTTATCGGGCTATTTGTATTAGTAGCAGATTCCGTAGCTTGGAGGTATAATGAATATAGCGACAAGATTGAGGAGCAGCAAATTAAGAAGTTACTGCGTTACCGCAATCTACTTAATCAACGCACACTTAGGCATGAGTTCAAGGATGCCCTGGACTTTAGGGAACTACCTACAGGTAACACGTTTACAATGGATGAGGAATGGTAAATTATGGCTAATTGGTCGAAGTGCGAGATCTTTGAAGTCGTAGATGTTATAGGTAAGAAGGTTAAGCTATGCTGTACAAGTCCTGCCAGCTATAGGATAGAGGAAATTGTCCCTAACTATGGGCCAACTATCCACTACCTGTGCGCTAGTCATAGAAAAAACCTTCTCCCTATGTGCAACCCTACGTCTGAGCTTAAACTTACTAAACTATGGGAGAAATAATGAAGGGATATTGTAAGCACTCCAAAAAACTAGAGTCATCTGACGGTGTATACATGGAGGAATGGTTTCATTTACCAGAGGACCATGATCTAGGTAGCACTTGTAAGGATGCCGTAAGAGCAAGGGAGAACTTTGCATATCCACGCTCCTATGGATGGCATAAGGATGGTAAGCCTATACCTACAGAAGGGGATCACGTTTGGTGTAATCATGACTAGGAGGATGAATGGACCCAGCGTTCCAAATACCTTGTAAGGGGTGTGGCAGTAGGGCACCCGATCATGTGAAGTACTGGTTTAAGTGTGAGCGTTGCTCATGTATATTTTCGTGTCAGAAGTGCGGCACTTGTGGGTACTGTCGGTATAACCCCGGCAAAATGGAGACTAGCTATGGGACGTTACGTAAAATCAACGGCGAAAGTATCTTGGAGAGAGCAAAACAAATCAACAAAGCCAAAGAACAGAGACGAAGAGCAAGCGTTAAAGAAAGGTAAGGCTACTTACGGTCCCGCTGCACACATAAAGGGTTCAGGTACCGACCTAAAGAATATTGGGTACATCGATCCCAACTGTACAAGAGAACCATTCGCTGGTATGGCGTTTAACATTCCAGAGGAGATTCGTAAAAGCCCAGCGAAAATGAAACTATGGAAGGCCTATGTTAAGGAGATGAAGATTTGGTGGAAAAACGAAATGAGGGCAGAAAGGAAGGGTTTCGGGAAGCAGTGGGCAAAGGCAGGCCTTAAAAGTAAGAGGTCTGAAGACCAAGAATAGGAGGCTCTATGGATAAGGTGGAAAAGATCTGCGTTAAGTGCGGGGTATCCACGGATATGTTCCTGCTATGTGCACTACAAGGTAGACTTAAGTGCAACGGTATTATGTGCGTAGATTGTGGGCTTGAGCTAACACAAGGAGTAGAGGAGTCAGAGGGTATAGCTATATGCCCGTGCTGTGAACTAGAGGTAGCTCAGGAGCTAGAGGATGCAGGACTTTACTACACTGAAGATGGTGGAGATAGGACTATAGACTCCCAGCTATGGAAGATAGCCTTCAGAGTAGTGGGGACCCCGCTATTTAACGGCTTAGGCCCAGAGAAAATCCACGAGTTACTTACAAAACAACACAAAGAAGAGGGGGGGTTTAGCTAGATGTTGGGTCCTATATCGGAACTTGGGTCTCATATACATGGGCTAATGACGGACACACTTGATAAACTACTGCGTAGAAAGCCCAGAAAAAAGAGACCTAACCTTAGTCTATCGTCGGCAGGTAAATGCCAAAGAATAGCCCAGTATAAAATACTAGGGGCTAAAGAGGAACCCTGGGGGTGGAGGTCTAGGATAACTCTGGACGATGGAGACTATGGGCACGACCAACTGCGTAAGTATATGCGTAAGGCGTTCCGTACTAGGACTCATTTTAGACTTGTCAAGGAAGAGGATACGGTGTACCTTAATGTCTCTGGCACCAAGATAGCTGGCCACATCGATGGGCTAATAACAAAAATATGTGACTGTTCAGAGCACAAGGAATGGCCCAGACATACGTTGCTAGAGGTTAAAACTATGAGTCAATACTCATATAACTACAGCAAGGGAGGTAAGATATCAAAAGATTACTTGGCACAGGCAACTGCGTATATGGCTGCGCTCGATATAACATCCTGCCTATTTATGCTAAAGAACAAGAGCAACGGGGACTTCACATTCGTAGCTTACGAGAGGGACGAGGAGTTACTAAAAGAAATCTTTGACAGGTATAAAAGAATATTAGCATTTAATCGTGGAGGTAAGACGGAACTAGATAGAGAGTACGAGCCAGATGAGAAGGGTCGTCTACCGTTTGAGTGTAACTATTGTTCCTATGTATTAAAGTGTTGGAAAGAATATAAGCCCGTAAAAGTGGGGGCGGGCGTAAGGGCATTCAAAGTTTCTATGGATGACAGTTTTAGTATTGATGACATCAAGGAGGACTAATGAGTGTACAAACTGTAACCTCTACCATCGTTTATATGAAGGAGGGCATGACGAAGACAGGCAAAGACATGGTTAAGCTAGGTCTTAACGATGTTGAGGAGACTATATGGGCGTTTGCTTGGGGGGTTAAGTGGCTCAACGGGTACAAACAAGGTGACACGATTACAGTAGACTACGCCGATCAGGGAGACCCTGGTAAACCGTTCCTGTGCCTAAAGAAGGTACATGCTGGAGCCCCGTCAGGAGGGGGTGGTGCTACCGCACAGTCTAGCAATAGCAGTGGTCCTTCCAAATATAAGGGAGCGAACAACGAGGATAGAAGGGTTGATATGTATACATCCTATGTCAAAGACCTCGTAGTTAATGGGCTCACCGTTAAGAAGGCACTGTCTACGTTGTCTGAGATTCAAGAGGGGGTAAAGAATCTACTAAACCCCCCGGCAAGTCCCCCAGCAAATAGTAAGGCTGCTAATCCTGCTCAGGAGGGACGAGTAAGAAGTCTCGCTAATCAAATTGGACTTGATACGGACGACAGTGTATGGAAGAATCATGTTCAGAAGAGATACGGGACTCTAACATATGACAACGCAGAGCACGCCATCTCCGTACTACAGGGTGTGATTGATGGTACGCATAGCTGGCGCGAGTCACCTGATGGTGAGTTGATATTTAATGAAAAGACGGAACAAGTAACGAGCGAATAGGAGGAAGTGTATGCCGAAGAGGAAAAAGCCTTTGATTTCACCTTCCTCTAGTTCGGCTACCTCAGAAGCCAGCTCCACTCTCTACTCTAGGGAGTCGGAGCTAGGCTTACTGGGGTGCATGGTACTGAAGAATGAGATCATTCCAGAGGTACTATGTGAGCTGAACGAGGAGTCGTTTTTCATGGAATCTACTAGGCTAGTATTTAAGCATCTAAACAAAGTGTGGGATAGAGATAAATTAGTGGACCTTGTTACACTAAAGGACTCTATCGGTTCTGAAATTGACTCTATTGGAGGCGTTGAATTTCTTGCGGGACTCGTCGAAACGGTACCAAACACCGCGTCTTGGTTGGCGTATACTAAGGTGGTTAATAGAAAATACGTGCAAAGAACCCAAGCTGAAACAGCTAACAAAATACTACAAGCCATCGAAGAGGACGAAAGCGAAGACGAGATTTACAAACTTGCGGATACTATCAAGAGGTCTGTGGGTAGAGACCCTGGAAAGGACGTCCAAGATATTATCAAGGACGGGTCGGATGTTCTTGAAGGGGTCCGAAATACTGGAAGAGAAATGTCGTGGGGCTGGGAAGAAATAGACCGTAATATAGGTGGGCTAAGGAGGAAGACCACCTACGTACTGGGGGCTAAGACATCCCAAGGTAAGACAACGGTTGCGAGTAACCTAGTAGTGAATGCCCTGAACTCAGGGAAGAAGGTACTCATGTGTGTTCTAGAAAACCCCGATCAGGTATCTCTAAGGCTGGCGGCTATAGACGGAAACTTACCGCTAGGATGGTTCCTTAAGCCAGATCAAATATCAGAGGAGAACTTTAACGCTGCGAAGGAGTCTCTAAACGACCTCAAACGATGGGAGGGGAGACTCAAGATAGTGGGGGCAACTCCACTACCACTGCTTAAAAGTATAGCGGAGAAGTTTGGACCAGATATTGTGATCTTGGACTACCTGCAAAAGTATGCAGCTAGGTACTGCAACGGTAAGCAGGGAACTAAGGCAAGCGAAGTAGGTAGAGCAGCTAGTGACTTTGGCGATATAGCAATCGATTGTAATGCGGCGGGCATACTACTATCTCAGGTCTCCCGTAGAATGGAGAACGAGAAGGGAAGGAAGCCTGCTATGGAGGACCTTAAGGAGTCCGGTGACATCGAGAACTATGCTGATGTAATCATGATGCTGTACTGGCCTTGGAGAGATACGAGGAACGAGAAGAAGGACCCGCTACTATACGAGGTTGACATAGCTAAGAATAAGTTAGGACCCCCACAAGTAAATGTATCACTTAAGATTAATCCAGAGACACTCAGAATTACTAACTGGAAGGAGTCTAACAATGGAGGAAGCCACCGTGGGAACAAATCTATACCAGCTAAGTCTGGTAGTGGAGCTACCAAAGGAGGAAACGGATCAGATAATGTCGATGGAACACGAGACGATGAAGCAAATGGGGGTGAGGGGGATTCTGGAACTGATTTACAGGGGAGAGTTCAAAATCAGTGCGCTTGATATAGCGGCACTGCCTACCCCTGAGAATACAACTGAGGACCCAGTAGCTGAATAGGAGGATGTATGAAAAAGGCAAAGGAAGTAAAGCCTGAGCATATCGTGGCCTATATCTCTGACGTCCACTTCCCATCGGAAGACGCTAAAGCGTACAAGAAAGCCTTGAAGATCCTCTCGGGTGTACGCCCGAGTAGGGTCGTTCTAGGCGGGGACATACTAGATCTCGATGATGTATCTAGCTTCGCTAAGAAGAAGGTCACACATGAGAAGACCTTAAATGATATATCATACGCTCACGATAAATTAGTTGAGCTTAGAGACACGTTCCCTAAAGCGCAGCTCGACTTCCTACCGGGGAACCACGAGAATAGGTTGGACAAATACATAATGCACAAGGCACCTGAGCTTAAAGGTTTTCTCGACCTTGGCACCTTGCTTAAGTGTAAGGCACTTAAGATCAAGATGCACAAGCACAATGCCATCATTAGGATTGGCAAGTTAAACTATGCTCATGGAGATAACTGGCCCGGTGGATGGGGAATGAGAAACCCCGCCAGTACTATCTACGACAAGTGCAAGGACAACATAATCTTCGGCCACTTCCATAGAATAAGCAACCACTCCTCACGTACCCTAAGGGGTAAGCAGCAGGGTGCGTGGGGAAATGGTTGTTTACAGAGGTTGGACGTAGAGTTTAACAAGTACAACAACTGGCAGCATGGGGTCTCGTTGGTGTACTACTCATCTACTGGGCACTTCCATGTCCAGCAGATACGTATACATGACGGGACGAATTTCTATCCTTCCAAGATTATGGAGGTGCAAACTGTATGAGCTACACGAATACGGGGCATGAATCCATGACGATTCTACAGCTAGCTAATTTATTGGAGATGTATGCCCTTATATCTTCGAGTCCTGACAACCTAATAGAAACGCAGGAAGCTGCTCTTATGGTATCAGCCGAACTAAAGTACAGGATTAAAGGGTTGGAAAGACTGCACGGAGAAATGAATCGGAGATTTAATGGGCTACCGAAGAAAGAAAAGGCAATCGAAAGTGCCAATGACTTGGAAGAAGAAGATACGGAATTGGAACTACGGAATAAAGAAGAGGGGAGGTGAATTCAAAATACCACAGGACCATGAGTTTCCGACTAAATGCAAGTATTGTAAGGAGAAGCTAGACCCAACTAATATCTCTTTAGATCACTGTCATCCATTACAGCGTGGGGGAAAGGAGGACCCCACTAACTACGACTTCGTTTGCTTCCCATGCAATCGGTCTAAGGGTACTTTGACTGGGGTTGAGTACAGGAGGTTGGTCTCACTACTTAATACGTTTAAGATGGATATAAAGAACATGATACTAAAAAAGCTAAGGGCGGCGTGGAGAGTTAGATGACCTCTGAACGTGACTTCAGTCGTAGGCGGGGTGGGTTGGA